AGAACTACAAGCTGGAATGATCGAAAAATAAATAAAGGTTATGTAACATTTAAAGAATTAAAAGATTACATAGATGAGCAAGGTGCAAATGATCAAGAGATTTGGAATTTCGGTGTTAAATTAGAAGCCGATAGACGGAATGGTGACTGGTTTAATTTTGAAGTTGTAGATGAAAAAACTGGTAAAGTTTATGATGACCTTATTGTTGATTTTGCTAATGAAAATTTTGTAGCTTTAACAGAAGATTTTACAAAATATATGAAAGGCTTTGGCCTTGACAAAGACAGTATCCTAGATAAATATGAAAACGACATTGAAAAATTTTATACTGATCAGCACAATATTTTTATAAACAGTGGCCTTAGTAAAGACATTCCTGAAGATGATTTTTTTGATTTATATCATGCCTATAAGTACAATAAAGAGCAAGTATATACTTCTGATGATGTAGCTTTACCACCTATCAGAAAGAACAAACAAGCTGTTGAAGAAAGTTTAAAAACTATTATACTTAAAGCAGCTAAAGAAGGTATTGATAAAATTGTTATACCTCCTGCAGAAAAAATTGCACAAGCTAGAAGAAGAGTTATAGACCCTAATGATAAAGGTGATAGATTTTACAGAACTTATGTTACAGATTTAAATCAAGTTCTTGATGAGCTATCCCAAAATTACCCTGTGACTGTACACAGAGATATAGAACTACCCTATGAAAAATCACCTCAACCTACCAGAACTAATATGGTAGAAGAAGCAGTTGAAGATTTTACTGTCGAAGAAGGTAATGAATTCTTTGACTTACCTGAAGATTTTTGGGATAATGTTGGTGTTCAACCTCAAACCCCTGAAGAAATAGCAGAACAACTTTTAGCCGAAAAAGAACGGATAAGTAAAAGTTCTAATAAGGGTACAATCATTGACATATCAAAATTAGTAGATGAATATAAGGTAGAAGCACCAAGACAATTTGCCGAAGGAGGCACAGTAGACATGAATCAACAAATGAGTTTTGCATTCGAGGACGGTGGTCTTCGTGACGATGGAATGATGAGAGACCCTGTCTCAGGTAACGAAGTACCTCCAGGGTCTACAGCTAGAGAAGTACGTGATGATATTCCTGCACAGTTATCTGAAGGGGAGTACGTAGTTCCCGCTGATGTCGTCAGATACTACGGTGTAAAATTCTTTGAGGATTTACGAGATAATGCAAAAATGGGCTTGCAAGATATGGAAGCTCGTGGTAGAATTGGTGGTGAACCTGTTCCTGCTGGTGGTCCTATGAATGATGATGACCTTAGTCCAGAAGAGCTGGCTGCTATTCAAGAGATGATGGGTATGGCTGAAGGTGGTGTTGTCAATATGTATAAACAACAGCAAGACCTGTACAGCCCACCTAACCCAGCTATTGGTAACCCTACAACAACAGGTATGGCAACAGGTGGTGAAGTAAGAGGTTATAACAGTTCCAGTGTTGTTACAAACCCTATGACCGATCAAAGTGTTCTTGAAGCAGGACAACAAGCACAGCAAAGAGGGTTCGTAGGTTTTCCATTAGGTGCGACAATCTTTCCATCTGCAACAACAGGAAAAACAGTACTAGGCCCATCAGGTACTCAAGTAGCTACAACAGGTAACATTGGCCAAGCTACTACAGGAACCACTGGCACTACAACTACGACAGATACTTCTGCATTAACTACTGTAACTCTTTATGGACCTAATGGTGAAATTATTACACTGACACTTCCAACAGATACAGATAGATATAACCAACTACTATCTGAGGGTTGGACTACAGAAATGCCTGTAGCTGGAGCAAAATCAGATGATGGTGGTGGTGATACAAAAGTAGATACAGACCCCAATGCTTGGATGGATAAGTTTGATTATACATTTGGAGAAGGAAGAAACCTTAATACTCTAGGTACTCAAACTTCAGAGCTACTTACTAAGATTCCGTTTGGTGGTGCAATAGGTCTTCTAGGTAATGGTACTAAAGCAGCTCAAGCTGCAGCTAACATTATTATTATGAAAGCTAATGGACAAGATACGGCAGCACTAGAAGCAGAGCTTAAAAAGTTTAAGAAAGAAACTGGATTAAGTATGCTACCTGAAGAGTTAACAAACGGTGATCAGCTAGCTAAAGACATTATGTTAAAGCATACTAATCTAGCCAGAGCTAATGCTACAACTCTTGAAGGGAAACCTTTATTTGAAGATGAACAAGACTTTAGAGATCATATGAGTGCGGTAATTCCAGAGACAGTATCTAGCCCAGGATTGTCTGGTACAACTGCAGAGTCTGCAGCAGAGGTTGCTAAAGAGCAAACAGTTATGTCTCAACCAGTTAAGCCTGTAGTCAAACCTTCATCTAACAATGATGATGATGTACCTACTCACGAGGAGATTATGGAAAAACACTACGGAACTAGTTGGAAAGATGATCGTACATCTGCTCAAAAAGAAGCTTCAGATGTAGGTTTTGGTAGTGATACAGGTGGATGGACCCCTAAAAACCCAGATGGTACATCTATGTGGAATAAAGGTGGTTTAATGGATACACCTAAACCAAAAAAGAAAACGAGGAAGTACAATAAAGGCGGACTCGCAGGTAAGAAATAAGGCTACCCAGCTACGGCTGGCCCCAACATAAGGAGAATATAATGCCTGAACTAGCAGAAGTAGAAACACCAAAGACAGCAGGGTTTGTTGATCGAGGTTATAACTACGAACGCAAACGTTTAAAACTGGAAGAAGAAGAAAAGGAGATTGCAAGACTTGAAGCTGCTCAACGAGGAGAATCTACCGAAGAAGATGAATCCCAAGAAGAAGAAGCCAAAGCGCAAGAGGCCGATTCAGAAGTTGAAGAAGGAACGTTATCTCCAGAAGAAAGAAGCTTCAAAAAACGTTATGGCGATTTAAGACGCCACATGCAAGAAAAAGAAAAGGAGTGGAACGAAAAGTTCGAAGCCTTTGAAAAACGCATGGTAAAAGAATCTATTGTCCCTCCAAAGTCTGATGAAGATATTGAAGAGTGGGCAAAGCAATATCCTGATGTAGCAGGTATCGTAGAAACTATCGCTGCTAAAAAAGCTCAAGAAATGTTTAGTAAAGCAGATGCTAGATTACAAGAGCTAGACAAGGCACAATCAGAAGCAGAACGAGTTAAAGCAGAAAATGCTATTCGTAAAGCACACGAAGACTTTGATGACTTACGTGCTTCTGATGATTTCCACAACTGGGCTGAAGAACAGCCTAAGTGGGTACAAGACGCACTATACGAAAATGCAGATGACCCTGCGTCAGTAGTACGTGTTATTGATTTGTACAAAGTAGATAAAGGCCTTACTAAAACTGCAAAGAAAGCTAAGGCTAAAGATGCAGCTTCAACAGTTACAAGACGTAGTAAAACGTCTGTAGATGTAGATGATGCAAGTGACACTATTCGTGAATCAGATGTAGCTAAAATGTCAGACAAAGAGTTTGAAGCTAGATCTGAGGAAATCAACAAAGCTATCCGTGCGGGTAAATTTGTTTACGATGTATCTGGCAATGCTAGATAAAGCTGTTGACAAATAAAAAAGCAACAGTATAACTATAGGCATAGAGACAAAAGCCTCTTTACGACTACCTTTTGTCTCAACCTAATTTCATAAAAAGTCTAAAACTAAAAAGAACTACCTGTTCAAGTATAGGCCCAGTGTACACCTGCTAGCGCAAGTAGGTGTTTTCTGCACCCTAGAAAATGTTCAGCCTCTTTAAGGTGTTTAGCTTGACAAGCCAAATATCAGGAGGATTTTATCATGGCTTTTACAACTGCAGGTGGCTACGGAAATTTACCAAACGGTAATTTCTCCAGCGTCATCTATTCCAAAAAGGTTCAGCTTGCCTTCAGAAAAAGCACAGTAGTTGGTGATATCACTAACTCTGATTATTTCGGTGAGATCAGTGCTCAAGGTGATACAGTGCGTATCATTAAAGAACCTGAAATTTCGGTCTCGTCTTATGCTCGTGGCACACAGATCACAGCACAAGACTTGGACGATGAAGACTTCTCTCTAGTTGTTGACAAGAGCAACTACTTCGCCTTTAAGGTCGATGATATCGAAGAAGCTCACTCACACGTAAACTTCATGGATCTTGCGACCAACCGTGCGGCATACCGCTTGGCTGACCAGCATGACCAAGAAGTTCTTGGTTACCTATCAGGTTATAAGCAGTCATCTTTGCATACGCAAGCTGATACTGTGAATGATACTGTAAACGGTACCAAAGCAGTAGATACTGCAGGTTCAGACGAATTGCTATCTTCAATGAAGTTGAAGAAGGGTGACTTTGGTAACATCACTACTTCAGGTGCTGCTGACCATTCGATTCCTGTTGCAGCACGTCTACCAGGTGCAACAGCACTACCAACTGCTACGATTTCACCAGCAATGATGGTGGCTCGTATGGGTCGTCTACTTGACCAACAACAAGTTGACACTCAAGGTCGTTGGATCGTTGTTGACCCAGTATTCATGGAAGTACTTCGTGATGAAGACTCACGTCTATTCAACGCAGACTTCGGTGAATCAGGTGGCCTACGTAATGGTCTAGTCTTGAACAACTTCCACGGTTTCCGTGTATATAGCTCAAGCAACCTACCATCAGTAGGTACTGGTCCTGCAACAACAGGTACAGCTAACCAAAACGCTAACTATGGTGTTATTGTTGCTGGACATGACTCAGCTGTTGCAACTGCCGAGCAGATCAACAAAACTGAAACATACCGTGACCCTGACTCATTTGCAGACATCGTTCGTGGTATGCATCTATATGGCCGTAAGATTCTTCGTCCAGAAGCAATCACTACAGCTAAATATAACTTGGCGTAAGGGGGGATTGAATTATGACACCTAACGGAATGCGTACAATCTCAGTAGAACTTGAAGCAACAGCATTGGCTGCTGGTGCAAACACAGTTGCTACTCTTCCTGCACAAACAGTTATCCTAGCTGCTGGTGTTGAAGTTACTGAAGCACTTACTGGTGCTACAGCTTTGACTTTCGACATTGGTACAGGTGCTGATGATGACGAGTTCGTTGTAGC